TTTATGAATGATCAATTTTATAAAACAAATGGTAGGCATTACGGAAATCTTGAATATGAATTTCCATATGATGGTCAAGAATATACAATAGATAGTGCATTTGAAATATTAATGTTTAATAAGTTTACAGGCATAGATTTACAAGTTGGATATTCATTAACTAATGCACCTGATTTTAAACCTTATGTACCAAAGCCTGTAATACTTTATTATGGTGGTATACAAAATGCTAACTATTATTTTGATAGTGGTGCAGTAACATTAGAAAACACGTATGCATTATTTGGTCAAGACTTATTTTATAACAATACACAATACAGTTTAAATTGGGGACAAGAAGTTAGCACATTTACGTTAGGTACAGTAAATAATTCTTTATTTCAAATTTATTACTCTAATTATATAATAAACCTTTACAATAAAAAGAATAGATTAACAAGTGCTAAATGTATTTTACCGTTAACAATATTATCTACATTAAAATTAAATGATAGGTTAATTATTCGTGATAGAAGATATATCATTAATGAAATGAAATCAGAGTTAACATCTGGTGAAGTTGATTTTACATTACTAAATGATTTCAGACCTATTAGAAGAAGAATTACAAAACCAATAGTAGTAAATAATGGATTTGGTTTAAATCAGTTTTTAAAAGTTCCTGTAATTATTCCTAATGAATGTTTTGAAGCAGAAATATACATTGCAGGTACAGGTATTGTTAGTGTAACACCATCAATAATAAATCAAGATACAAATGTAACTTTTGAGTTACCACCAAATTTAAATCAAGGTGATTTAATACAAGATGAAAATGGTACTGATATGATAATGTTAGAAGATGGTGTAAATAACTTATCTACAGAATTTAACATTGCAAGTTATATAGTACCTATTGAATATAGATACAATGATGGAAGTACAGAAATGAATGAAATAGTTTTTATACAAGAAGTATGATAGGAAAAATTATAGAACTTTTAAAGATTACAGAATATTATGGTATATCTGAAAATGTAGAAATAGCAAAAGGTAAATACAAAATACCAACTACAGTAAAAGAAGTATTTGAACAAGCACGCAGGCAAAAACGAATGAAAAAGAAATAATGGCAAAAGACTACGAAATAAATTTAAAAGTAAATACAGGTTCATCTGTTGATGATTTAAATGATTTAGAAAATGTATTATCTGATATATCAGATGAATTAGTACCATTAACAACCCAAATGGGTGAAATGGAGGATAAACTAATGCTAATGGCGTATGCAGGTGATACAACATCTGATGAATTTAAAAGATTATCACATGAAGTTGCAGGTATGCGTAAAAGTATACGACAAACAGATGCAGGTATAGAAGCATTATCAATGACTACTGCACAAAAATTAGGTGGTGCATTAGGTGGTGTTACATCAGGATTTGAAGCTGTGCAGGGCGTTATGGGTGCATTTGGCTCTGAAAGTGAAGCAGTAGAAAAAGCATTATTAAAAGTTCAATCTGCAATGGCAATTGCACAGGGTGTTGCAGGTATCAAAGAATCTTTACCTGCTTTTAAAGCATTAGGTAGTGGTGCAGTTGGTGTATTTAAATCAATGACTGCGGCATCAAAAGTATTTATGCTTTCTGGTATTGGATTAGTTATTACTGCATTAATGACTGCAGCAGATTTTTTAGGTATTTTTTCTGATGATAGTGCAGAATTTGAAGAAGAACAAAAAGCAGCATTTGAAGCAGAACAGGCAAGAAATCAACAAAGATTAGACTCATTAAATTTAAGAGGTACAAAAGAACAGAATGCATATCAAAGAACTATTGATTTGATGCGTGCAGAAGGTAAAGATGTTGAATTAGTTGAAAAAATGAAAATTCAAGCATCAATAAATTTTCAAAAAGAAAAAATAAAAGAATTAAGATTACAAATTGCATCTAATAAAACTCTATTAGATGAAGCAGAAATCATGGGTAATGTAGGAGTTGGATGGGAAGAATACAACAGAAGATTAGACGCCAATAATAAAATGGTGGATGATTTAGAAGCTACAAAAGAAGGATTGTTAGATAGTGAAAATCAATTAAAAATTCTTAATGCACAAAGTACACAACAACAAATTGATAATTCAAAAAAATTAGCAGAACAAGCAAAAGAAGAAGCAGAAGCAAGGAAGCAAGTATTAGAAACTATTCAAGAAGCAAATAGAGAATATCAAAACGAAAAGAAATCAGAAGAAGAACAAGAGGTTATAGCATCACAGGAAAAATGGGATGAATTAATTAAAGATGCAAAAAAATACAAATTAGATACTAAACAACTTTTATTAAACAAAGAAGAAGAAGAACAATTAATTAGAAAAAAATATGCTGATGAAGTTATTGCAACTGAAAAAGAAAAACAAGACGCAATAAATAAAGTAATAAAAGAAGCACGTGAAAATGATTTACAAGCACGTGAAGATTTTGACCAAGCATATTATGAAGCAACTACATCTGCACAACAATTAGAATTAGATGCAGTAGGTGAAAAGTATTTTAATTTAATAAAACAAGCAGAACAATACGGATTAGATGTAACACAATTAGAAGCAGATAGATTAATAAAAGAAGCAGAAATAAATAAAAAGTATGCAGATGAAAAGAAAGCAGCACAGGATGAAATAGATGCAAAAGAATTAGAAGCGCAAAAAAGAAAAAACGAATTAATTACACAAGCAGCATCAGATACATTTACTACAATAGGAAATTTAACAACACTATTTGCAGGTAAAAGTGAAAAAGCACAAAAACGTGCCTTTCAAGTTCAAAAAGCAGTATCAGTTGCACAGGCAATAATGGATACATATAAAGCTGCCAATGTTGCATTAGCATCTTCACCACCACCATTTAATTATATTGCAATGGCAGCAGCAATTACATCAGGATTAGTAAATGTAAAAACTATCATGGCACAAAAATTTGAAGGTACAGGTGCATCAGGTGGTGCAGGTGGTGGTACATCTGCAGGTGCAGGTGGTGGTACTACAAATGTAATGACACCAAATTTTAATGTAGTAGGTAATTCTGGTTTAAATCAATTGGCACAAGTTGCAGGTCAACCAATACAGGCTTATGTTGTATCAGGTCAAATTACAACTGCACAAAGTTTAGATAGAAACAAAATAGAAAATGCAACATTATAAATCTGTAAAGTTTAAAAGATATGGAAGTAATAGAAATGATCATTAATGAGAAATCAGAACATCAAGGTGTTTACGCAATGTCTGTAGTAGAAAATCCTGCAATAGAGGAAAATTGGGTTGCCTTAAATAAAGAATTTGTTGAATTGAAATCTATTGATGATGAAAAACGAATTTTGATGGGTGCAGCATTAATACCTAACAAACAAATTTTGAGAAGGGATAAAGAACGTGGTGAATTCAAAATATATTTTAGTGCAGAAACAATTAGAAAAACTGCAGAATTATTTTTAAAACGTGCAAATCAAAATAATGCTACAATAGAACATCAACATCCAATAGATGGAATGAGCGTTGTAGAAAGTTGGATAGTAGAAGATACTAAATTAGATAAATCAAGAATTTACGGTTTTGATGTACCTGTTGGTACATGGATGATTTCAATGAAGGTTGATAATGATGAAATATGGAAAAAAGTAAAAGAAGGTGAAATAAAAGGTTTTTCTATAGAGGGCATTTATGAAACAAGCAATGTAGAATTTAAAGCAGATGCAGATAATAAAGAAATCATTGAAAAAATTAAACAATTATTAAGTGAATTATGAATGAAATAGAACAAAGAAATGTTGTTAATTCATCATTTAGTATTAATGTAGAATCAGTACGTAGTTTACAATCAGTAACACCAGAAGAAGGTGCATTAGTAATTTTTGATGGCAAATTACATTTTTCAGATGGTATAGATTGGTACGTAGTTACAAGTACAAAAGTTAGATAATGAGAAATATTAGAAATTCCCAATATTTAACACAAGTACAAGAAATACAGGCATCCCATGTTGCAGATTTAGTACCTGAAATTGGTGCATTAATATATGTTGATGAAGTTTTATACATGGGTAATGGTGTTGAATGGTTACGCATCTATTACCCCTATATACCACCTGTTGATGGTTTAGTTTATCAGGGCGTATGGAATGCAGATACGAACAATCCAACATTAGAAAGTGGTGAAGGTACTACAGGTGATTTCTACATAGTAAATACTGCAGGTACTACTGATTTAGATGGTATTACTGATTGGCAGGTTGGTGATTGGGCAATATTTGAAGGTGGTGCATGGCAAAAGGTAGATAATCACGATATTCAATCATATACCACAGTAAAAGACGAATCAACACAATTACCTAAAAGATCAGTTTTAAAATTCACAGGTACAGGTGTAACTGCATCAGATGTTGGTGGTGAAACTGTAGTAAATATAGAAGGTAATATACCTGCAACTAATTACGGCTTATTCGTACAAACAGGAAATAGTACACCTGTAACTACTACAACTGCAGAAACAACTATTATCAATGGTGGTATTGGTACATTATCTGTACCTGCAAATGCTTTTCAAGTAGGCGATAGTTTTAGAGGTGATTTCGCAGGATTACTTTCTGCAAAAAATGGTGATACTATTAGAATAAAAGTAAAAGCAGGTAGTGTTATTTTAGCAGATAGTGGTACACAAACAATGCCTGCAACAACTAATGCGGTATGGTCTTTATCAATAAACTTTACTATTCGTCAAATAGGCGGTGCAGGTACTGCATCTATAGTTGCGTTGGGTAACTTTTTGCACGTAAAACAATCTAATGGTGTATCAGAAGGATTTGGATTTAACACGGTAAACAATACAACCTTTAATACTACAATACCAAATACATTAGATGTTACTGTGCAATGGTCAAGTAATAGCGCATTAAATAGTATTTATTCAGATATATTCATTTTAAATAAAATATATTAATTAAACAACGTAAACATGAAAAATTTAAATTCAATTTTATCTAAAATCGAAAAGATAGAATTAGCAGAAGTAAATGTAGAATTAAAATCAGTAGATAAATTTAAAACTGAATATAATAAAATACAAAGTGGTAATACTGCTCAATATATATCTGAATTACAATCTATACAAAAAAGAGTATTAAAAGGTATAAATGATGTGGGTGATTATAAAGATAAAGTTGAAAAAGTAATACAAGGTTTAAATTCATTAGGATTAACAGATGAAATAAAAGATTTTCAATTTTTACGTAATGATATTCAAAATGATTTTGATGAATTAATTTTTATAAATGATAAGTTAAAATCTTTATAATGAAAAGTAGTAAAACATCACCAACAGGTGGTAAACGTGCTTGCTTATGCAAAGATGCAACATATAAACCTGAATGTTGCAAAGGTGATTTAATTAATCAAGGTGTAGGCGCATTAGAAGGTGGACACGTAGTAAATAAAACACAAATTATAATAACACGAAATATTCAAAATCCATAATAAAATGAAAAAAGAAGTATTAGAAAAAATGTATTCTGGTGTAGTAGAACTATCAGAACAAAAAGTAGAATTGGCAAATTTAGATGAATATAATCGTAGTGTATTTGGTGATGAAACATGGATAGAACAATTAAATGATTTTATAACAAAAAGTAATGATTTAAACAATCAATTACAAATGCGTATAGAAGGTGGTTTATTTGTTGCGGATGAAGCAAAAAAAGCAATAAATAAAACTATTGCAATGGAAGCATCATTACAAAAATCCATTAAAGATTTAGGTATTGATGAACCTGTAGAATTTAAAAAAAATCAGGAAAAAATTAGAAAAATACAATTAGAAGTAAATAGTTTAATTAAAAAACTTGAAGCATTTAGTAAATAAACTATTAATTAAAAATGCAACAATATAAACAAATAAAGTTAATTAGATATGAATAAAAATGTAATTGAAAAAATGTATGCAGGTTTTGATAAAGTAGAATTATCAGAAGTATCTGTAGAATTGGGCATTGTGGATGAAGCATTAAAAGATTATGCAAAATATTCTAAATCACAATTACAAGGTAATGCAAAAACTGATGCAGTAGTTAATGCAGCAAAGCAAGCAATTGATTTGTATAATCAAGCATTAAAAGATTATGCATTAGTTGTTAGGCAAATAGAATATATTAAAACACAAGCAAAAGATTTAGGCATAGATGTACCATCACAAATTAAAGCATTAGAAAATGAAATTAATAGTGGTATACAATATATGAATGCACGAATATCTAAATTAAATACTGCAACACAAGTACAATCTAAATAATAAATATGAAAACAAACGAAGTAATAAAGCAAATAAAAACTATACTCGGATTAGAAGTAAAGTTAGCGCAAATGATGTTAGTTGATGGTGTAACTGTATTAGAAGCAGATGCATTTGAAGCAGGCAAAGAAGTATTTATAGTAACACCTGATGGTAATGTACCATTACCTGTTGGTGATTACGAATTGGAAAATGGTCAAATTTTGGTAGTAGCAGAAGAAGGTATTATTGCTGAAATCAAAGAAATGCCTACAGAAGAAGAAGAAGTAGAAGAACCAGAAGCAGAAGCACCTGCACCTGTTGAAGAAACTGAAATGACACAACAAGTACCAAAAAAGACTATCGAATCAATTATAAAAGAAACTTTATTTTCAGAAGTTGAAAAGATTAAAGCAGAAAATGAATCACTAAAAGCAGAATTATCTGCATTAAAGTTAGAATTGAATTCAGAACCTGCAGCAAATCCGATTTCTTATAATCCTGAAAACGAAGTAACAAAATCAAATATGAAAATCGGCGGTAAAACAGTAAATACTGTTGATCGTATTTTAAGTAAAATGTATTAATTAAAAATAAATAATAAATAAAATGGCAACAACTTTAGACATCACAACAACTTATGCAGGTGAATCCGCAGGTAAATATATAGGTGCGGCATTATTATCAGCAAACACAATTGAAAACAATGGTATTACTGTAATGCCAAATGTAAAGTTCCGTTCTACAATGAAAAGATTTGATTCTGAATCTTTAATTGCAGATGCAACTTGTGATTTTACTGCAGTAGGTGATATTACACTAACAGAACGTGTAATTGAACCAAAAGAATTACAAATAAACGCATTACTTTGTAAAAAAGATTTCCGTTCTGATTGGGATGCAATTTCAATGGGATATAGCGCATATGATGTACTACCTAAATCTTTTCAAGATTTCTTGATTTCAAGGATGTTAGGACAAGTTGCAGAAGCAACTGAAAGGTCAATTTGGAAAGGTGTTAATGCTACATCAGGTCAATTTGGTGGTATCATGACACAAGCAATTGCAGAAGCAGGTACAGGTATTCCATCAGGACAAGTTGTATCAG